CGCGTGCCTCGTGAGCAGGAAGGTTTCACTTCTGCGGACCCCCGTGCGTACAAACCGGGGACAAACATCAATTACCTAACGGAATTGAAGAAAAGCCCTAATTCTACACGGTATGGGGATTCGCAGTTTTTTAATATGCTTATGGCCCCCCAGACTCAAATGGCGCGCAACGAACCTACGGCGGCCCAGATTGCCCAGAGCGTACTTCCGGGTATACCAAGTGCATACGCTCCGACAAAGCTACCCGCTACAATCCCTTCCCGTGCAGACGCGGCCTTGTCCGCGCTTAATATGTTTAACCCAATTGGTACGGCGCAGGCTGGGGAATTACCAAAGCCGCAGGGTGCGGGTAATAGAGAGAATTATATCCCCACAGAGGACGCGCTGATACCACGCGCAGGACGCGCTATTAAGCGTGGGTTTAACGCTGTGGCAGGCGACCTAAATGCTGCGGCTCAAAATATGGCCGCAGCTGAACTTAACGAAGCTGCAATGGGGGCTAATATAGGACCCACGCTTTTTGGTGGTCAGCTTACGCCGTATAGGTCGCCTACGACTCCGCCTAGTATGGAGCGTGAACCCAAACCCTTTACAGGAAAACCAAGCTTGCTACCGGATGGGCGTCCGTATACTGGACCGTATAATTTTGGGGGGAAAAATGGGACTAAGGCGGCTCCTTCTCGCGCCCCTACATCTGCCCCCGCCGCTCCAGTAATGGCCGCTGCCCCCGCCAAGGAAACAGCCGAAGAAGCCATGGCTAGGATACTGGCAGCTCAGAAGAAAGAAAACTTCTGGAACACCATGGCCCAAGCTGGGTTTGGTATGATGGCTGGTACGTCCCCCAACGCACTAACTAATATTGGTGCGGGTCTTTCAGCAGCCCTGCCGGGTATGTCGGCGGCTAACAAGTCTGACCGTGAACTGGCTCTTAAGCAGCAGGAACTGGCACAGGGCAGAGACTACCAGACCAAGATGCTGTCAGCACAGACGCCGACTGCGATACAGCAGGCTGATACCCTCACGCAGGACTATGTGCGCCAAGGTCTGCCACTAGTTGTTGCGAAAGCCCGAGCTACTAGGGACGTTATGGCTGCGGGTGCAGACCCGTTTAGGGGTGGTTCGGCGCTTAGCTCCGAGATGAAACAGCTCGAAAGTGTTATTTCATTTTTAAAGAGAACATCTCCAGAAGACCCACGGATACCGGATTTGGAAGCCTCGTACAAACTCGCCCGGGATAAGTTTGACTCTATGGGTAGCGGCGGCGTTGGCAGTGGTGGTCTCAGCGGTGCTAAATTCATAGGGTATGAGAACCCCTAATGCCCATAGCCCGTTTCCAAATGCCGGATGGCCGTATAGCGCGGTTCGATGTCCCAGAGGGCACGACTCCGGATGAAGCAACGGCTATGATGGAGCAGCATTTTGCTGCTGCTACACCCGCACCTAAAACACCTTCGGAAGAAAAGCCCGGTAGTGCGTTTGGGCGCGGTCTAAGCCGTAGCGTTGACATTACCCAGCAAGGTCTTGGTTCTGCACTAGAGGGTATTGGCCGCTCTACGGGTTTCAGTGGTCTGGAACAGTACGGCGCGGGTGTAGCTGCCAGAAACACTAAAGAGCTGCAAGACGCCGAAGAGAACGCAACCCGTCGCCAAGATGTCGAAGGCGTAGGTACCGGGCTTAGCTATGCTGGCGAAGCCTTGGGTGAATCTGCCGTACCTATGGGTATCGGTATTGGTGCGGGTGCACTTGCCGCCGGAACTGTTGGTGCAGCTCTTGGATCAGTTATACCGGGCCCCGGTACTTTGGCAGGTGGTCTAATTGGTCTTGGTGTAGGCGCGGCGGGCGCAGCCTTATCCCAGATACCGTTGTTCTATGGTTGGAACCGCGAACGCCAGAAGGACGCCGTACAGCAGGGTATCATCCCGGAAGTATCTGAGTCGGCTGCTTTCTTAACGGCTATCCCGCAAGCAGCACTTGAAGGTATTGCGGATAGAATACTTCCGGGTGGCGGCAAGTTCATCACTAAAGCCGGAGCTGGGTTGTTCACTCGGCTCTCTGCGGGCGCGGGTACTGGTATTGTAACGGAAGTACCTACGGAAATCGGGCAGCAAGTTCTGGAGCGGGCCCAAGCAGGGTTATCGCTTGATGACGAAGAAGCCATGCAGGAGTATCTGGACGCTGGCGTAGGAGCTGGTGTTATCGGTGGCGGAATTGGTGGTGCCAGCGGTGCGTTTAGGGGCCGTGGTGCCACCAAAGAAAAGACCGGAGAGGAAGAAGGCGATAAGACGGAGATACCCGATCCTTTCGCCGGTCTACCTAAAAACGTTAAAGCCGAAGCCGTACGCCTACAAGAGGCTACTGGTATTTCAGCCGAAGAAGCCGTTGCTAGGGCGCAGGAGGAAATAAATGGACTTGAACAAGCTAACCAGCGGCCAGCTGGGGATGTTGGAGATGTCGGACTTGAACCTAGCGTTCCTCCTACTGGCGGGCAAAATGTCAATGCAGGAGTTGCCGACCCAGCTACAGGAGCTGCGGGAGCAGGACTGGGAGTTCCTAGTGGCGCTGCTCAGCAGGCTGGAAATGGAGCGGTTGGTGAGCAGGGTTCACTAGACCAAATTATAGCACAGCAGCCTAGTGCTGCTGGGGAAGCCTTGGCACGTGAGTTCCCGAAAGTTCCGGTAGACCAAACCGCTGTAGAACCCGTAAAGAACGTTATAAACCAAGTTGCAGATGCCCCGCCGATCAAGGGTATTCCTAAAGCTGCGCCTGAACTACCCCTTATGCAGTATGCCGATGAGGCAAACGCAGACAACGCCAAGCTTGATAACGAAATTGCGTTCTTCGAAGGCCGGGATAAAGAGAACCAAGCCGCCGAACAGGCCGCACTAGTCGCCGAACAGGCTACATTTACTGCACCCACGCTTACGCTTGATCCTAGTACCCCGAAGAAATCTCGTACTACGCAGGCAGTAGAAGCGGTTAAAGCCGTTGCTGCTATGGACGCCTTCAAAGGTATCGAAGTAGCCAAGAAAGACATAAATCAAGCCGCGCAGCGTCTCGTGAACAGCAACGGCGGTGACCCCTACGTGTCGCTCACACGGGTACTGGAAGGCGAACCCGCCGTACCCAAGAAGGTCAAGGCTAAGGTTGCCGAAGAAGTTCCGTTTGAAGGTGCGCCTGAAGTGGTTGCGCCTAAGGCTGCTGCGCCTACGGTTGTTAAGGGGGCCGAACCCAAAATTGCGCCCAAGATTGAAGCTGCACCCGATTTGTTTTCGGCGGATGTGAACCCCGAAGCCGAGCCGTATGTCCGGGCCGAAGCCGCTAAAGAAACTGTGCCACCGGAAATGACGAATTTCCCGGCTAAACGCGAAGCTGCTCCATATATCGAGCCTACTACTACTCTTGAACCTACTAAGAAAACTGGGAAGGATAAGGGGCGCGTCTACAACGTAGAGCCCGCAAAAACTCCTAACTACCCCCAAGCCATGATCTTGGCTCGTATGGCTTTGAAAGATAAGAACATTACTCAGGCCGAGTTTGATCTTATAGATAAGCAAGCAAAGGAAGAGTCTGTACCACCGGAGAACCTTGGGGGCGCAGTCAATGCCCTTGTCAAAATCAACAAGGATAACAGGGCTCGCGGGCCGCAGGGTATTACGGCAGCACGCGCCAAAGAAATGGGTGATCCGTCTTATAGGTCGCTGCAACGCGCCGAAGGCGAAACCGACGCAGCGGAAGGCATGTTCTCCCCGCTTGAGCGTCTTATCCGTGTAGCGCTCGACTCCAAGGGCCGTCTTGAGACCCTGCATCACGAGGCCATCCACGCCATGCGTGACATGGGGTTGTTCAAAGACCCCGAGTGGGCCGCGTTGTCTAAGCGGGCCAAGGACGAATGGATCGCCAAGTACGAGATCAAAAAGAAGTACAAGGACGACAATCTCACCGAAGAGCAGGAGATCGAAGAGGCCGTTGCGGAAGCTTATGCGGACTACGTTGCCAATAAGAACCAAGGCGGTAAGACGAAGACCCTGTTTGATCGGATGCGTAACCTCCTACGCGCCGTTATGGACGCAATTCGCGGCGCACCCGAGGATGTATTCCGGCGTATTGAAAAGGGCGAAATAGGCCGAAGAGAGCGTAAGACCACCACAGGCGACGGTGCCAAGACACCCATGGTCAAGGGCACGGAGCGCTACACCCGTGGACGGGATGCCGAACGGGCGCAGGTTGAGAACTCACTACGCAGGCGCTTGGATGAGCTTGGGTTGAGCGATGTCGCCCTCAAGGTCCCGGACTCGATGACGGTTGAACGCGGCGAGAAGGGTGTATCTCTTCAGCGCAGCAAAGCCGGGGAAGACGCTGCCAAGGCAAACAACAAAATAACCGACGCTAATGATGAGTGGGCAGACGACGACGCCACCGCAGATAGCACTACTGAAGCATTAGGAGAGTCTATTAAGGGTCATGACCCCGAGGCTTATGTGGGGGGTTTGGATGCAGCCCTTAATTACACAGGGCCCAAGCTCCTTGAGAAGCTGCTTAGCGCCCTCCCCGGTTCGACCATAATTAAGTGGGGCTCTAAGTACATAAAGAAGCACCTGACCGAACTCCGTAGTCTGGTAGACACTATGGTGGCAGAGCGGGCTAATATGCTACGTGCCGCTGGCAAGATAAGCGTTAAGTATTTAAAGTTTGTAAATGCGCACGGTCAAAAGGCCCTTAGCGCTGTTATGGCTAAGGCGCGTATCCTTAATGTTAACCCGACAGAGTTTGCCAACGTAACGGAAGCTTTGAAGAACGACGCCGTTATCAAGCATCTTGAAGGCCTTATTGCGACTACTAAGTCCCCCGGCTTGCATAATGTTCTAATGGCCGAACTTGCGGAACGCGAAGGGCATATCAAAGAAGTCCATAAACTTTGGGATGAGCTTGGTAAGCAGGAGGGCGGCCACGCGCTCTACAAGGAAGTTCGTCAATACTACAAGGATATGTACGCAATCCTACGTTCTCGTTGGTTAGAGAACGCCAAGTCACAGGTTAAGGGCGAAGAGAACAAGAAGGCTCTTGAAGCCAGCCTGAAAGCTATCGAAGACGAAGTCCAAACAGCCGATCCTGACTACTACCACGGCGCTCCTAAACCTAAGATCATCGACCAGTACTTCCCGTTCAAACGGTTCGGTAGGTATTCTCTGCGTATGGAAGCAGATGCTGCTGAAGGTACGGCCCGGTATTACGAACGGTTTGACAGTGTTGCCCAGCGCGATGCCAAGATAGCCGAGATCGCCAAGAAGCGAGGTGTGTCGCCCAAGAGTAAGATTTTCAAACTAAAGATCGAGAAGGACGAGGATTCTTACGACTCCAAGAACGTGAGCAAGACCGTCCAGAGTATGTACGACACCATTGATAAGTCTCAGGTTCTGGGAGGCGACCTTGATGCGACCAAGATGGAGCTTAAGCGCCAGCTGAACGAAATACTGCTGTCCAACCTTCCGGCTAGGAGCTTGGGCAAGAACCAGATGCGAGCGGAGAACGTCGAAGGTTACAGCATGGACTTCTTCCGTGTGTTTAACACTTCGGCTACGGGCTACGCCAACCAGCTGCCCCGCATTAAGTATGCCCCCAAGATACGTGCTGTGATAAAGGAAGCGTCTCTGTATGCAGAAAATAATTACTCCGGTGAAGTAGCAGAAAAATTACAGCTGCTTATTAACGAACTTGAGACGCGAGCCGAAGAGGCTATTACACCTCCTAAGCGCGGTGCTATAGCCGTAGCTATAAACCGTTTTGCCTATGTATGGTTACTGAGCAGTGCTGCGTCGGCAGCAACACAGATGACAAGCTTGCCTATCCGCGTCCTTCCTGCGCTTGGTTCGCGTTACGGGTACGGAAAAGCCACCGCGAAGCTAGCCTTGTTCTCCAATGTGTTCAAGTCTGTGGGTTATACAGTTACCCACGAAGACGGAAGCAAGACCTATACTTGGCCGTCTATGGACTTGTCCCCCATGGTTACAAGCAACCCGCTGCGTAAGAAGTTCTTTAAGGCTCTTCAGGATCGCGGTGTGTTTAACGATGCCCCCACTGAAGCAATAACGCAGATGGGGGCCACTCCCGAAAACGTTAAGCTCACGGGCGAAGGTGCAATGGCGCAAGCTGGTGCTATGACGGACAAAGCCTTCGGAGCTATGACTGCTGGGTTTACCAGCGCTGAACAAATTACCCGTCAGATTGCGGGGCTGGCTCGCGCCGAGCTGGCTTATGAAACTAAGAAGGCAGCGGCGGCTAAAGCTGGTGTTAAGTTTGACGAGGCTAAGGCATTTGACGCCGCCGTTGATGAAGCGGTTCAAGGCAACAGGGATGCCCTTGGTGACTACAGCGAGTTCGAACGCCCACGCATCATAAACGCAGACTTTGCGCGGTTCGTGTTCCAGTTCAAGAACTACGCCGTTACCACCACCAAGTTCTTCTTGGAAAATACCCATGCGATGTTCAAGGGCGAGACCCCTGAGGTCCGGGCGCAGGCAATGAAGGAGTTGGCTGGTGTGCTTACTATGGGTAGCATGTTCTTTGGTGTTACTGGCCTACCCCTATATAGTGTGGTCACCGCGACTATAGACGCAGTTCTCGACAACCTTGAAGACGATGAAGACAAACGCAAGAGGCGTGGGAAGAACCCGCTTACTGCGGACGACTCCGATCAGAGGTTCCGTCGTGATTTTCTGCCACAACACTTTGGGAACATAACTATACCGGGTATTACCGGGGACAAGGTCAGCCTAAGCGCTATGATCGAGTCTGGTCCGATTTCTGCTTGGACTGACATGAACTGGTCACGGAGAACGCAGTTTAACAACCTGTGGTTCCAGCAAGGTATGAAGGGCGCTACGTTTGAGGAAAGTGCTAAGAACGCTATCCTTGCTAACCTAGGACCTGCTGTATCTCTGGGTGACAATTTTGCTCGTGCGGTAGACGACTTCTCCAATGGGGAGATTACCCGTGGGCTGATTAAATTAAACCCAGCGTTTAGCAAAGGCATATTCAATGCCTACCAGCTTGGTACCGAAGGCGCGACCACCACTAAGGGCGACGTTATCCTTGGGCCCGCAAGCTTCGGCACTTACAACTTGGTAAACTCGGTGCTTGGGTTGCAGTCAGATCGTCTTGCCCGTTTGCAGAACGAAAAGTTTGCTAGGACAGGCGAAAAAGTCAAACAAGAACGGGAGAAGTCTAAGCTTCTGAGTAGGTATACCGATCTTAGCAGCCACGCCGGATCAGAGCCCGAAGACTTCAAGGCGCTGTTTAGCAAAATTAAAGAATACAACCAGCGTTACCCACTACCCAATATGCAAGTTGATATGGATAACTTAGCGGCGTCACTCGCGGCGAGTATGCAGAAGCGTCAGTTCAGCCTCTATGGCAGTTACTTCACGCCTGAACAACTGTACTACGAACTTGAGAGCGTTATATCCGCAGCGCCACCTAAGTAACAAAAAGACCCCCGCCAGTTTCCCGACGAGGGCCAGTTTGACCAACAACCAACGAGAGGAGCAACTCTCCCGGCAAAACTAGCTTACGTGCGCCAGATACGCAAGCCTCTTACACCTTCCACAATAACCACTTTGATAAGTATAGTTAACCTTAGGCGTTTCACAGTCCTACGCACTTCCTGCCTAGCTAAAATAGGGTCTAAGCACGGGATAAAGAACGAGCACCCACGCTTAAACCCCTTCCAGTTGATATCGTAGTTAACCTTCTCCACTTGCATTGGTGGGCTCCGGGGGCAGGAACTTACCTATATTAATAAAATCTGGATGGGCAGTGTCAAACTCAAGTGCGTGGACGTTAGTTGACATTAGGTTCGTGCCTTTACCCATACGCTTGTCGTCAAGATTGAGGAGCACGCCCCGCTTCTTTAGCGCGGTGATCGTGTCTTGGTAGTTGTGCTGAAGCTTGACGCAGTCGTTCCTGAACGCTTTGCACACAATAAACAACCGATGTGTGTCCGGTTCGTACCGTATGATAAGCTCGCCCCTAGGCTCTACTCTCGGAGGCCTAGCAAGACCAGACCGTTTGTCTACGTCGTTATCTATAACCAGCATATTCTGGTAGTGCCGGTTCATAAAGTCACCAAAGATACCAAGCTCGTTGTTCAGCGGGGCCACAACTTGGGTACGGATGTCTTCGACCATAGTGCAAGCCCAGTCAGAGATGGCCTCCAAGTTCCAGTCCAGCAAGCCAATGCGCTTGGCAATGACGCCGCTCGCAAGGTTGGATGCAAGTATGGCAGACCAGAAACGTTCGCGCTGAGTAAGCTTAAGTCTGGCGTCCACGTCGCGCTGCGTCTTCAGGACCGACCTGTACACCTCATCCCGATGCTTCACTAGGTACTCGGCGTAGATAGGCCCAGCGTGGCCGTAGTTCTCCATCAACTGCCGGTCAAACATCTCCTTGGCAAAGGTCTGATCCAGCGCCGAAGTGTAGTCGATCTTGTACTCTATTATACGCATCATCTCACCGTCCGGTGCGCCCTTGTTCAGGGACAGCTTTTCGTACAGGGAGGCGTTGGAAGTAGACAGCCCAATAAGCTGCCATGTCGTAGCGTTGTGCCGCAGTTCATTTGACGACCCCTTCATACGTTCCTTGGCGCGGCCCTGAGGCAGGGAGTAGGCAAGGTCGGATATCTTCTCCGGGGTCATGTTGGTGATTTCGTCAATGGTAGGCGGCAGGTGGCACAGCGTGCCAATGATCTGCATCCTAGAGTTCTGGGTATCTTCCTTGCTCAATAGTAAGCTATGCGGGTCTCCGTACACGCTGTTGCACATATGCAGGATGGTGGTCTTGCCGGTGCCGGAACGTGGGTGGATCATGTTGATTAAGGCACCGCTCTGACCTGTGAACTTAATCAACGGAGAGCCAAAGGCAGTTAGCGCTGCGAACGCATGGGGTTCCAGACCCGGCTTACCGTATAGATTAAATACCTCCTTCCACTTTTCAAGCGTACCCTTGGGTTGCATCTTATCGGCCAAGGTTCGTGTAGTGGACGATGGTGGGCTATAGAACGTGCCCTCTGCGCTTACTTCTTTCTCGCCAACAATGAACTTGCTGTCCTTGTCGGCCCAACCAAATTGAAGTCTCATTTCGTCTGCTCTCCCTTTGCATCTAATTTCGCTTGTTGCATCAATAACGTAGTCCATAACGCGCCTGAACTGCTTGGCCTTAGCCATCACGCCGTTCGAGGATAATATGCTACGAAGTTCGTCCTTAGAGGTTACCGCGTCGTAGCTCGCCGTAAATTCCTTAATCCCGTCGCAAGGTGTGTGTAGTTTCATCACAATCATATCGCCCACGTTTGGGTCTTTCATGCGCTTCACTACGTATAGGTCGTCCGGGTAGATAAGCTCGGGCTCTTTCTCGTCTCCGGGTGGTGTGAAGTAGATGCCACCGTTCTTGCCCCGGAAGTAGTTCGCCGGGTACGTGGGTATTTTATGTATCGTAGCTTCAGCGCCTTCTTCCTCGGCCTCTTCGACTACTATGTTATCTTCTTCCGTGGCTTCAAGTATTTCCTTGCCCAGTACGATAGGGCTCTTGATCTTGCCCTTGAACGGACAGCCTTCGCAGCCACCGGGGTTATTACGTTCAAACACGTCGCAGGTATGGGGGCCCTTGATGTGTTGTATCTTCTGCTCGGTAGCTGCGGGGTCGTAGTCTGCGTACCCCTCGGACAGCTTATGTATGGACTTGTCCCGGTCTACGCAGAACTTGGCTATGGACAGGGCGTTGAACCAGCGGACCTCGGACAAGGTGGTCCGGTTCTCGAAGCAGTCAAGCAGCTGCTGGCACCCGTTACCCTTGGTGCTACGCAGCATAATCTTGCCAAACACCGATATGGAGTTGTCCATTAAGGACTTAGCAAACTCGCTCAGCTCCCGCTTCGGCGGCGCTACAGGCTTCTCTTTAACACCTAGCAGGGTACGGAACGCTTCGAAGTCAACGGGCCCAGCGTCCCCTATGATAGTAACCTCTGTTGCCGGGTCGTCCTTGAAGTTCAATGTGCCGGGGATACGCAGCACGCGAGCCACTTCGAAGACTGCCGGGTCAACGTAGAGTTCGTGGGTATTGCAGAGCTCCCGTAGCCTGTCAGCTACAGGCTCCCATTGTTCCCGGGTAACCGCCTCAGTAAGCGGCCAGTATACGTGCAGACCGCGCCCCGAATTAACTAGGACCGGCTTGGGTACCCCGACCAGCTTGTAAAACCGCTTTAACTCTTGCAGTCCCGTAGTCTGATCGAGGTACCCACTCGGCCTCCCCGTCTTTTCATTAACCTCGGCTTTGCTTTCCCCGCAGTCGATATCCAGCCAGAACGCCTTGATGGCCTTCACGTTATCCTTAGTGCGGCCTTCGTCTGTCTCGTACTTGGCAACGCCGAAGAATACGTTCCTACCCTGTGCCATGTAGTCGGTGGCTAGCTGGTCTACCTCTTCGCGGGTAGCTACAAGCTTCTGGCGTACGTCCCCCTTCCCCTTGATACCAAGCACAGCAAACCACCCTTCGGCGGGCTGCACGGCGCTAAGGAGATCGAATTCGGACATGGGTGCTCGTTCGGAAGTTTGCACTTCCGGCCACTAAGGGGTTTGTTAGGCGTTGTTATTTGGAGGTGGTGATGGTGGTGTAGTAGGCCAGAACTTGACGGCCTACCGCAGGCTTGGGGTTGTGAGTCCCGCAAAACCAGTTGTAGATCGTCTGCCTGCTAACGCCCAGCTTGGTGGCGACTAGGGACACAGGGACGTTGTTTTTCATACAAGCCCTACCCAGTCGCACACCAAGCAGCCGTGCGTCTGCCTTCTTATTTAACTCTATCAGCCTCGCACTATAGCCATAAATCATGGTTAATCGTCTTTGCCCCAAGCATCGACAATGTCAGACATGGCCTTCTTAGATACCGGTGCGGCTTCCTGCTTCTTGGTAGTGCGCTTTGTGGGTTCAACTGGGGCGTCCAGTTCGACATCGTCTTCAGGTTCTGCACTACGGACAGCCTTGGGAGCAGGCTTGGCTTCCGCAGCGGGGGGCTGCTTCTTAACGCCGTCCGTCTGGGCCACCGTAATCATGGTGTACCGCTTAGTCTCTGGCTTAGCCTGAGCAACCTTAACCACTGCGTACTCTTCGTCTGTGACGCCACGCAGGGGGGCGAACACCAACTCCATAGTATCAGCGTTAGAGTTGAAGCTGATATTGGTAACTACGGCATCAGGGCTTTCGCCGTTAAGCAGCAGGTACTTCACGTAGCTCTCGAACGGATGCACGTTACCCGTACCCTTACCGAACAAGGACTTAGCCGGGACGTTGAACTGGTACACATCGCCCGATAGATCATCGGCCAGCAGGACCGAGATGCGGCGCTGGAACCGACAAGCACGACCACCGTTGTCACCCGAACCCTTAATGTTCATGGAGCAGTCGGCACAGTTGGTGTGCTGCTTGTTGGCCGCAGCCACTTCCGGCCTGTCACCGAGGTTAGACCAGCAGTCAGGCAGGGTCGCTTCCTTGTTGGGGTCGAACTTCTCTGCGTAGTAGATGCGTGAGACCTTGGGCAGCGCGTGGATAATGATGACGTTGATCTCGCCACGGACAGCGTTACCAAGCTGTTCGCCGTTGATGATGCGCTTGAAGGTGCCGTTGGTGTTGGTCTGGATACGGCGGCTAGTCGTGCCCCCTGTGGAGAGAGACTTGGCAAAATCGCTGAGCTCGCGTGCGCCGGTAGAGACTACGGCATCCTTACTCTTGAAGATGGTTACGTTAGTCATAGTAGTTCCTTACTTACTTGTGGGTTTGCGGACTTGGATAACGAACTTGCGATCCGCCTGAAGTCCGATAGGCAGAGTGTCCGGGTTCTCTTCTAAGAACTGCTTCATGTTACCGTTGTGAATACGCTGCTCCAGAAGGAACGGCGCTTGGTTATCAAGAATGAACTGGTGCATTTGAGCCCAGTCACTAGTCCAGTAACGCGACGATACCCGTCTGGAGACAGTACCCGCAGGGGTCTTGATGCTGTCCAAGTTCTGTTCGTTGCAGATACCCAGCAGGTGCTGGCTAACGATGTCGTATTCTTCCTTGATCTTTTCGAGCTCCGACTTGTGGCGCTCCTCAGTCTCTTCGATCCGGTTACGAATTTTGATGTAGATACCAACCATCTCTTCGATGGTCTTCTCTGTGTTCTGGGTCTCTATCGTGTCAGTCATAGTTGCTCCTTCTGACCCTAACGTACCTATGTATTTGACAAAGTCAAGCGGTACCGGAGAGTTCTTGGTGATACAAGTCAATTATCTTTTCGTGATTGTTGATGTTGCTTTGTAACATACTGTACAGGCGGCTTTCAATCTCGCTGCCCTTGATATGCACGATGGTCATGGGGTTGTGCTGGCCCGGACGGTTGATGCGGGCGTTTGCCTGCAAGTAAGTCTCAACGGATGTCACTGGGGCATACCATATGATGGTGTTCGCCGCCGTTAACGTCAATCCGTGGGATGCAGCCTGTGGCTGGATGATAAGCACGTAGGGATCGGGCTTCTCTTGGAACCGCGTAACTATATCGCTACGCCGGTTTACCGAGACCTTGCCGTTGATAACGTCGTTGCTGATACCGTGCTTGTCGAGCGTAGCCTTGAGCAGCTCTATAGTGTGTGTGAAGGGTACGAACACCAACACCTTGTGGCTGGACTCCTCAATCACCTCAAGGACAACGTTCAGGCGGTTGCTAACGTCGAACTCAATAACCTCGCCAGTATCCGTATAGACCGCACCACCGCTGATCTGGAGTAGCTTATTAAGGTTGGTAGCTGCGTTGACGGCGGTAACGGACTCCCCATCGGCTACCATAGTCATCTTATCCTTAAGCAGTTTGTAATACTTAGACTGCTGGGGGGTAAGCGGCGCTTCGCGCTCTACGTGGGTAACGGGCGGCAAGTCTAGGCACTGGTCACGTTCAAACCGTATAGCGGGCTGGAGTACCTGATGTACCGTATCTTGTGATCCCGGCTTGGCTACCCACTTGAACTGGGTGACCTTGTACATAACCTGATCCCGGAACTGGCCGTAGTACTTGGGCGTATTGTCCGGGTTTACCAGCTTGGCTAGGCCGTAGGCATCTAGCGGCGACTGTGCTGCTGGCGTACCAGTAAGCATCCATAACCCCTTAGCCGAGGCGGCTACGTCACGCAGCACTTTCCAGCGGTTGGTCATGGGGTTCTTGTAGGCGTTAGCCTCGTCCACCACGATCAGGTCGAAGCCGCCAGCGATGATCTCGTCCTTGACCACGGCAAGCCCGTCGAAGTTGATAACGACGAACTCCGAGCCAGCCGCGATGATCTTCTTGCGCTGCTTGGCATCCCCGTGGGCCACCGAACAACTGCGGTGCATGGCGAACTTAAACATGTCCTGCTGCCATGCCGACTTCATGATGGACAGGGGACAGATGACTAGCACCCGCTTGATCCTGCCCAGCTTCATTAGGTAGTCGGCAGACCAGATAACGGACGCAGTCTTACCCGTGCCCTGCTCGTTGAAGCAGAATGCCTTGCGGCGGCGGGACAAGAAGTCAGACGTTTCCTTCTGGTGGGCAAATGGTTTGAACTTGCCCGTCCACGTGTAGTCAGTGAGTATGGTCATGTAATAGGTTGCTCCGGTACTGGCATCCAGTGTGTGGCACCCGCTGGGGCTCCAACGGTACACCCGTCTTCATAGCCCCAAACGGACCCCCACAACTCGATTATATACCCGCAGAAATAGCCATTTCTTTGGCGTGACGCCGCGTCGTACTAATAAGAACTTCGCTAGGAGTAGCTGAACGTGTTGCTTTTGTATGTCCCACTTCGGTTACAAGGAAAGGTATATTTGGAGCTTCCCCACGTAGAGCAGCGTACGCAAGCTGTACCTTAGCGGAGTTAATGACCTTACCCGCAGTGTTATTGATCTCTATGGCATCTTTGGGCATCACAGTACCGTCACGTAGCCCGTCGAACACCGCAAGTAATTGGTCACGAAGATCAGTTATAGTTGTCGTATTCATTAGTAGCATCCTTAAGTTTGTGTTTCATTTCCCATACAAGCTTTTTTGCTTGCTTCATTACTTTACTAAACGCCCCGTGTTTCCACCCAGAATGTGCGGGGCCCGATATTCTTTCGTATTTCATAATACGTGCTATGTTTATTTCATTTTGGCATCCTTTCGAACAATAGTGGTTTCCACCCGGGTATTTTTTACGCCCACACCGTTGGTTTTCGTTAAGAGAAAAAGTAACATTACAAGCATCACAAACGTGGTCAGCCCAATAAGCAGGGGGGAGTTCTAAATGGGTAAGGTCTAATTTTAACTTTCCATTCTTAACGCTGTTTAAACAAAGCGCACACAGAATAAGCTTTGTTCCTTTCGACTTGCGCCACGGAAGCCCTCTGTTGGAGCCAAGCAAAAACAAACACTGGCAGTGAGCGCAAGTAGCTTCATCCAATTTACAGAACACAGAGGCGATACTTTGCCTACAAGCCGTGCTTCTTTTGCCCGTAGCTATACATACGCAACAGTTGTGCATACCGCCGGGATTTCTTTTTCTGTATGCTTTATTATTTGCACTTGCTTTAAAAACTACTCCGCACCCCGCGCAAGTAACCGGAGCATGGTAGACTTCGCCTTTATTTCTGCATACGGAGCAACGATGTTTACTGTCGGGTTTCATCTTTCTGTAATGTTTACTTCTTGCACTTAATTCAAAAACTATTCCGCACTCCGCGCAAGTATCTGGAACATGGTACTCAGAAGTGTTATAACTATGCCGCCGCTTCTTGCGGTGACCGTGTAGGCACTCTACGGAGCAGACCACAGCCTTGTTACGACCGTACAGCCGCTTATTTTCTGCTTGTTTACGTGTCATAGTAAAGTGTTTACTACATGTATAACAGCGAGCCTGTCCGTATATGCTAGCCATATCTATTTCTTCATCCGTTCGCGCTTGCTCACCTCAGACACGAGGTTGTGCTTGCTGTCTCTTTTGAAGGAGCGGTTAGCCGACGCGCTCTCTACACGCACGCCGTCTTTGTTGGAGCCGCCCTTATCCATAGCTACGATATGGGCAACGTCCTTACCGTCACCCTTGCTCACCTTGCCAGCCTTCATCAGCTTATTGCGGGCAGCGTTGCGGGCTACGCGGTTCTTCACCTGCTTCGGGCTGTCTTCATACTTGGCAGCGTTCTTATACTTGCGATCCTTGGGGTCTTTGTATGGCATCATCTTCTCCTGTAATGTTCACAACTAGTTACGGGGCACCAGCCGCATAGCGGGCCAGTTACGGCGTTCCAAACCCCCGTCTGGTGGGCACTAGCTAGGCGCTCCAGTTCAGGGTTAAACGTATTAATATAAGTGTCCCGCTGCGTGGCATCGTGGGTTGTCTTAACAAACTCGTTACTGACAACGAACGCTAGCGCCGACTTAATCCGCTGGAGCTGTGGGAAGTGCAGGAACGCAGCGCCAGCCAGTAAGTCTAGCTGCTTAGTGTCTGCGTACTTGGCGCTCTTGCTGGTCTTATAGTCAGCCAGCCATCCCCTACCCCGGTTTATAATGAGCAGGTCGGCAACGCCGCGCCACCACACGTCCCTGTCAAAGAACCCGCAGGGCTCGTAGCCAGCGTCCGTCTTCTTGACACCCAGCTTGAGCTCCGTGTGCTTCTCGCCCGGGATATTGCTAAAGGCAGATACAACAGGTTCGACAAACTTAAACTTGGCAGGGATGGGTGTGCCATCGCGCACGTATTCTTCAGCCGCCTTGTGTACTTCCTGTCCATAGAGCGTAGCAGGGCTACCTTGATCCCTAACGTCCTTGGCTACCTTGAGGTGGTAGTACTTCTTCGGACATTGGTCGAAGGTCTTAATACTACTGTAGGACCACGTAATCATGTGTTTAACAACCAATTTCCAACAATAATAATCGTGGCCCAAAAGCCAAGGCTAAGTAATATCAATACCAAGCAACCCACAATACCTAGCGGTTGCACCAACCCATCGTTATGTCTTAGTTTTTTGTCCATCTTGGTTGTATCCTAGAACAGCGCTAACCAGCCGAGTTCCCCATATACGAACCATAGAAGACCGGGACATCCCACGCTGTGCGCTGTATCGCATAAGACCGATGCTGTCCGTATGGTGTTTCATATAACGCTCTTCGTCTAGGCGGCGGGCCCAGTCCTGTACGGCCTGCATATCCTTTATGTCACGATCCTCGTTTGCCCGTTTGTATTTCCAAGTTTTTAGGTCTCTCATGTAGTTAAGGTAGTTCATGAGCGTATCGCTATTACTTTGCTAGGTGTTTCAATTCGTTCCCCAGCGGGTTGATAAGGCCAACCGTGGGATGCTTTAGGTGAGGGATCAGGATACCGCAAAGCCCACACGTTTTCCACATATTGCTCTTCGGAACCCGCCATACTCCGCAGGTTGCTCAGTACGTCTCTAGCTGTTTCTAACATCACTATCCTCCTGACATTCGCGTAGCACCGCAGCGTAGCCCGCGATATCAACTGCTGAATCCTCGTGGCCCGGTGTTTGAACAAGTCTAGCCAGTTTAACGGCTACCATGCAGCAAGCAACTTGGACCGGGGTGACGGGCATTCCAAGACAAACGGCCCAAAGGGCCGCAATCCTATCCATGTTCTGGCTCATGGGGCCATACGTTAGCCCCCGTTCCTTAATGACTTGGCTGGCTTTAAGCAGCATGTCCGATCCGGTGGTCATTTTACTTCCCCCGGTACTTTAGTGAACAAGCCGCGTTGTACGCCATACGGCGGTGCTC